TCGGCGGAAACTGGTTGTTACATGCTCACTAATGGTCGTGCTGATGATTACGAGCATAATCCGGACCGGATGTTATTAACCCATAGTCAAAGCAAATTCGGACAGCTCGCAATGCCGGTGCCTAATGCGGTGATCGCACAATGTAAAGATAACTTATTTCGCCGTCTCGGTACCGTCCCGGATCGCTATGAGTGCAAAATTGTCGGCATCGTGCCGCGTCAAAAATTACAAATTAACGGTGAGACTTGGATGTTTGTGCCAAGTACGCAATATCAACCCGCCTCCACATCGATTGCGGCGGAAGGAAGCGAAAACTCCGGCGAATACGGTGTGGCATACCGCATTATTGAGTAATCCGTATGGCAAAGATTAACGGCTATAAGATTTCTTGCGGCGCAACCGCACAAATTAAAGATACCGGTTATCTTGATGGTTTGGTGACGTATCGTGGCGCAAATTCCAGACTTGTTGCACAAAATGCAATAACCAACGGGCAGATTCACGCGCGCAATATCAAAAATCAGACGTTGGGTGCGCAGGCGTATGTTATCCCTAACTATTACTCTGATCTTTACAAGCGCATCATTGTCATCCCCCACACCGTCAATCTCGGCTCAATCTCAACCGACCAGACTTTCCGCGTGCAAGTCTGGAATACCAACAAAAGTGCGGTAAAACTTTTATCTGTTTCCGTCGTAGGCGGTGAGGGTATAGAGCTTGTCGGCCCAACATCCGGCACATTTAACGCGCTCGCACTTAAAAAATGGACGGTTAAAGTCGGTATGCAAGGCGCGCCAGTGATTGATTGCGTCGTTACGTTTAATTTTTTAGGCAAAAATCCCGTCACCTTACGCATTACCGGCTCACGCTCAACCGATTGGTCGTTTATGCCGGATTGGAGTGAGGACGTCACCGAAAATCTCGAATGGCTCACCCGCGTGCATCAATCCGTGACAGCCGCAGAACAACGCATTGCACGCCGATTGAGTCCGCGCCGAACCTTTGAGTTTAAAGTGAGTTTTAGCGAGGTGGAGCGCCAACTATTTGAATCCGCGCTTTACGGTTATGGCTCTCGCGTATGGTCACTACCGATTTTTACTGACTGTGCAAGACTGTTACAGCCCGTGCAACAAGGCGCAGTGGAGTTACCGATTAACACGGTGGGCTATGATTTTGCTGTCGGCGGGCGCGCAATTTTGATGACCGGAAGCAACAAAGAGATGGTCGAAATCACGGCATTAGAACCCAATAAAATCACGGTCAAACGCCCAATCGTTGGCAATTATGACCGCGCTTTTACCACAGTTTACCCGCTCCGCTCCGCAGTGCTCACAGATATGCCGCAGGTGCGCCGCTTAAGCGATAACGTATCAACCGCGCAAATCCGCCTGCAACTACACGAGCATAATGCGTGGAGTGATGATGTGAGCCATTTGCCGACCTATCGCAACCACCCCGTGTTGGAGCCAACATCGGAGTGGTCGGAAGACATCACCGCGCAATATGCAAGGCTGATTAAGACGTTGGATAACGAGACGGGTTTGCCGTACTACTTAGATACGGCTAACAAGGCGATGCAAATCACCGCCCACCGCTTTGTGGCAAGCGGGCGGGAAGAACAACGCAAGCTCCGCAATCTATTTTATCACTTACGCGGTCGTCAGCGCGCGATTTGGGTGGCAACCTCAAGCACGGATGTGACGCCCGTGGGCGATATTGTAGGCAAGACCTTAGATATTGCTTACATCAACTATACCGGTGCACTGCAAAAGCAAACAGGACGCCAAGATGTGCGCATTGAGTGCTCCGGAGGACGGATTTTTTATCGCCGTATTGTGTCATCCGCAGTGATTAACTCTGCAACAGAGCGGCTCGCATTTGACGGCGACACGCTCAATATCAAACAAGCGGAGATTCTCAAGATTTCGTATTTAACGCTGTCCCGCTTGGAGAGTGACACAGTAAGCTGGGTACATCACACCGACGCAGACGGCGCGGCAACAGTGACGGTGAGCTTCCGCGGCTTG